TCGATGTACTTTGCCGGCAAGCTGATCGAAGAAGGCCTGCCGCTGGTCGAGATCACGCAGCGCGCCATGTTCTTCACCCCGGCGTTGATCCAGGTCGAGAACATGGTGCTGGAGAAGAAACTGAAATTCGACGGCAACCCCGTCATGACCTGGATGGTCAGCAACCTGGTGGTCAAGGTCAGCAAGTTCAACGAGCTGCGCAGCCCGACCAAAGAGCGACCCGAAAACAAGATCGACGGCCCGATGGCCATGCTGATGGCGCTGGGGCGGGCGCTGGCAGTGACTGAATCCAATGAAATCCAACAAGGCTTTGTAACCCTGTGAACACGACGAAAAGCGAAACCTGGAGCGCCGCCCAACAGCGCGCGGCCGTACCCGGCTCGCCCATTCTGACGAACTGGCGCGCCGAGCGTGAAGCTGCTCGCGCCCGTGCCTCGGCTGTCAGCAACGTCACCTACAGCGAAAGCGTCCAGGAGGCCTTCGGCATGCTGCCGGCTGCCTCCGGGATGGCCGTGACGCCGGTGACGGCCATGCGCGTGGCCGCCGTGTTTGCCTGCGTGCAGAAGATCGCGGGCGCCATCGCCACCTTGCCGCTGCACGTGTACCAGACGGATGGCGACATCAAAGACCGCCTCCCCAGGGACGACCTCTGGTACAAGCTCAACGAACAACCGCACCCGGACTTCACCGCTGCCAGCCACTGGGAGGGCGTCAGCACCGCCCAGCTGTTGCGTGGCGATGGTTTCACCCTGATCCAGCGCCGCCAGACGGGCGCGGTGCGCAACCTGCTCCCGCTGCCGTGGGGCTCTGTCTTCCCGTTCCGGGAGCCGGGTGGCCCGCTGAGGTACTACATCAACTACCCGGAGTTCGGCATCACCACCTGGGTGGACCCGTTCGACATCCTGCACTTTCCGGGCTTCGGGTTCGACGGCATCAAGTCCATGAGCGTCATCTACAGCGCGGCCCGTGCCGCCGTAGGCAACGCGCTGGCCATGGACGAGTACTCGGGCAAGTTCTTCTCGGGCGGCGCGCACCCCAGCATCTTGCTCAAGACCGACAAGGTCATGAAGCAGGACCAGATCTCGCAGCTGCAGCAGGCCTTCATCGCCAAGTACAGCGGGGTGGACAACCTGCACCAGCTGCCCCTGGTGCTGACCGAGGGCATGAGCGCTGAGCCGCTGAGCATCAGCGCCGAAGACTCCCAGCTTCTGGAGGCGCGCAAGTTCCAGGTGATCGACATCGCCCGCGCCTTTGGCGTGCCGCCGCACATGATCGGCGAGACCAGCGCCAGCACCAGCTGGGGCAGCGGCATCGAATCCATGAGCCGCGGCTTTGTCACCTACACACTGCAGCCGCACCTGGTGCGCATCGAGCAGGAGCTGAACCGCAAGCTGTTCCCGCGCGATGTGGGCCGCTACGTCCAGTTCGACCGCGACGCGCTGATCGAAGGCGACAGCGCCGCCCAGGCTGCCTACAACCGCGCCGCCCTGGGCGGCCCGGGCACCGGCATGGGCTGGATGAGCGTGGACGAGGTGCGCAAGGGCAAAGGTCTGGCACCGCGTGGCGGCGCATCGGCCGAGATCTTCGATCCGCGCACCACCGCCGCTGGCACCGCGCCGGCAGACCCCAACCAACCGGGCCAAACGCCATGAAAAACAAGTTCCAGCAGCTGTACCGCGACAACGCGCAGCGCCAGGCGCCCAGCGTCGTCGGCGTGCGCAACGAAGACAGCGCCACCATCTACCTGTACGACGTGATCGACACCTACTGGGGTGTGAGCGCCAAAGACATGATCGACGCGCTGGACGCTGCCAAGGGTGTGCCGCTGGTCAACCTGCACATCAACTCGCCGGGCGGCGATGTGTTCGAGTCGCGCGCCATCATCGCCGCGATGAAGCGCTTCGACGGCAAGATCGTCGCCCACATTGACAGCCTGGCCGCCAGTGCCGCCACCAGCGTGGCCCTGGCCGCCAGCGAGGTGGTCATCAGCCAGGGCGCGTTCTTCATGATCCACAACGCCAGCGGCATGGCGTGGGGCGACAAAAACGCCATGCGCGAGACAGCCGACCTGCTGGAAAAGATCGAAGGCGCCATCGTTGGCGACTACACCGGCAAGACCGGCCGCGACGAATCGCAGATCGTCGCCTGGATGAACGACGAAACCTGGTTCTCGGCTGACGAAGCGCTGGCCAACGGGTTTGTCGACCGCATCGCCGATGCGCCCCAAGCCACGAACACCTGGAACCTGACCGCCTTCGACAAGGCGCCCAAAGCCCTGCTGACCCCGCCGGCCGATCCAGAGCCGCCGGCACGGCAGCCCACCATGACGCAAGCCAACGCCAACCGGCTGCGGCTCACAACCGTTCTTTGACGCTTCTCGCGCCAAGAAGCCGCAGGCGGTCGGACACCGCCAGCCCATAGGGCGCCTTCTGGGCGCCCTTTTTTATTGGAAATTGAAATGACCAACATTCAAGCCCTGCGCGAGAAGATTGCCCACCTCGCCACCTCCGCCAAAAACATGCTCGCCGAAAAAGGCAGCCAGACCTGGACCGCCGAAGAGCAAACCACGTTCGACGGCTACACCAACGAGATCGAACGCCTGCAGGCGCAGATCAAGTCGGCCGAAAAGCTGCGCGAACTGGAAGCCGACCAGTTCTTCAACGCGGCCCCCGGTGGCAAGCCCGACAAGGCCGAAGGCGAGACCATCGACGCCATGACCGCGGTGGCGCTGTACATGCGTTACGGCAACAACGTCACCGCCGAGCAGGCCATCGCCATCCGCAACGCCATGAGCACCACCACAGCGTCTGAAGGCGGCTACACCGTCCCGTCCGAAATCGCCGCCATGGTGGTCGACGCGCTCAAGGCCTACGGCGGCATGCGCCAGGTGGCGCAGATCATTACCACCGCAGGCGGCAACGCGCTGAACTACCCCACCAGCGACGGAACCTCCGAGGTGGGCGAGATCGTGGCTGAAAACGCCGCGGCCACGGGCGCGGACATCACCTTCAGCACGGTGGCGGTCAACCCGTACAAGTACAGCTCCAAGAAGATCGCCATCCCGGTCGAACTGCTCCAGGACAGCGCGATCGACGTGGTGGCCTTCGTGGTCACCCGCCTGGCCACCCGCCTGGCGCGCATCACCAACACCCACTACACCACGGGCGACGGCTCCAGCAAGCCCTACGGCGTGATGGCCCGCGCGGCCACGGGCAAGACCGGCACCACCGGCCAGACGCTCACGGTTATCTACGACGACCTGGTCGACCTGATCCACAGCGTCAACAGCGCCTACCGGTCCAACGGCGCGCGCTTCATGCTGGCCGACAGCTCGGTGGCCATCATCCGCAAGCTCAAGGACACGACGGGCCGCCCGATCTGGAACCCCGGCGACATGGAAGGCATTTCCGACGGCACGCCGTCCACCATCTGCGGCTATCCGTACACGGTGAACGACGACGTGGCCGCCATGGCCGCCAACGCCAAGTCCATCGCCTTCGGCGACTTCAGCCAGTTCGTCATCCGCGACGTGCAGGGCAGCACCAGCATCCGCCGCTTCGACGACTCGGCTTTCGCGCTGAACGGCCAGGTCGGCTTCTGCGGCTGGACGCGCACCGGCTCCAACCTGCTGAACACGGCGGCCGTCAAGGTCTACGTCAACAGCGCCACCTGACCCACCCGGTCAGGCCGCCCCGGGCACGCCCGCCGTGCCCGGCGTCGAAACCTATTCCCTCAACACCACCATGAAAACACGACTCATCGCACTGGCGCTCATCGTGGCGCTCACCGTGCCGGCGATCGAAGTAGACATCCCTGCCGGCCAAGCCTTCGAGGTGCCGCCCGACCAGGCTGAACCGCTGCTGACTGCCGGACTGGCCAAGCTGGCTGATGCGCCCCTGGCCCCACCCGCTCCCAAGGCACGCGGCGTCAAGGTGCGATTGCTGATCAGCTGCAGCTACGGCAATGCCGACGACGTGGTCACGCTGCCTTCTGACGTGGCCAAAGACCTGCAGGCACAAGGAAGCGCCGACGCCAACAAGGAGGCCGTGGCCTACGCCTTGACGCTCCCCCAGAACGCCGCCTGATCCCCCGATCCCGCTGCGTGAAGCGCCTTCAGTCCGCAAGGCTTGAGGGCGTTTTGCACAGCCCGACCTCTCGACCCACACCTGAAAGCACACCATGGCCGAACTTATTGCCGCTGGCACCACGGAAGTCGACTCCGCTGACTTCACCCTGACCTCTGGCGACCAGGTCACCCTGTTCCTGAAAGACGCCGCCGGCCCCACCGTGGGCAATGACGCGATCGCCCTGGTGCAGATCAAGAGCGCCGGCAGCGAATACTTCATCGTCGGCCGGGTGGACTTCGAAACCCCCGCCAAAGTCCTCGCCGCCCCCGGCACCTACCGCGTCAAGCGCCTGGCTGCATCGGCGGCGTTTGGTGTGGACAAGGTCTAAGAATGCTGCTTCAAAGCCTGCTTCGCCCGGTGCTGACGCCGATCATGCGCGGCATTTTTGATCCGGCGCAGTCCGTATCCGCCGCCTGGTCCCCCCTGTCCCTCTGGCCCGACGGCGCGGCCAGTCCCGGCATGTGGATCGACCCGAGCCTGCTGACGGCCAGCTTCAACGACTACACCGGCACCACGCCGGTTGCTGTGCCCGGCAGCGTTGCGGACAGTGCGAACCCGGTCGGGCTGGCGCTGGACATTCGGGCGGGTGCCACGGTGCTGACGGACCCCGGCCACCACATGCTGCAAAGCACCTCGGCGGCACGGCCTCTGGAGTCGGCGCGGGTGAACTTGTTGACGCATACGCAAGATATGTCAAATGCGTCAACTGCGTCTGACTACACCCCTCAATTCTCAACCGTTTCAGCACCAAGCTATCCAGACCCGTTCAGCGGAAACAGCGCAAACAAGTTTACAGGTGATGCAAGCTCAAACGTGCATCGTTTGCTCGGTGAATCGGTGGTCGGAGAGAGTGTGCTGTCTCTCTACGCAAAAACCGGAGAACTCCGCAGAATCGGACTGTTATGTCTGAATCCAGCCGCTGGCGCATGGTTCGACCTGACATCAGGGACTGCGGGGGTTCTTTCGGATTATCCAGATGTAGTTGATTATGGTATTGAGCCAGCCGCAAATGGGTTTTACCGCTGTTGGGTTTGCTGCTCCTTAACATCTACCAACAATCAAGGACGACAAATTCTCTTGCTGCCTGACGGTGGTACATCATTCGGATCAAGTGGTTTCCCCGCAGATGCTGTTGGCGTATACATTACGGGCGCCCAACTTGAACATGGAACCCAAGCCACCGACTACCAATCCGTCCCCGGCAACGGCAGCACCTACACCTCCACCGGCATTACGCCTTGGCAGCTTTACGACGGCACGGACGATGGCATGGCGACGGCCAGCTTCGCGGCGGGGACGCTGATCAACGGGATGGACTGCATGATTCCGGTGAGG